TATCTATTAATACAGTTCCATCAGGTTGCAAAGATATCACCTCACTTTAGCAACTCTGCAAAATAATCAAATTCTTCTTTAGATTTGTCAGTGGATTTTTCAAGTTCACATAGCTTTTTATTGTTCTGTAAAAACTCCTGCTCCCACTTTTCTAAGCGCTTCCCTTTTGACAGTTTCTGCCGGATAGAAAGGACCTGAGAAAACAATCCGTCCCCAATTTCCATGAACCATCCGTAGAAAGTCCACCAATGGATTATCTGGCATCCGCGTGTTTCAAACCCTGCAATCCTGTTAACCGCCGGGAAAATAATTCCTGCGTCCTGTATCTTCATGCACCACACCACAGTCGATAAACCATAATGATTTTTCTGCCGCTTCTGTTAAATCCTGCGGAGGCGGGATAACGGGCCAGTAAAGAATTTCAAGCATTGCTTGTGTTTTCTCTGGGTCAGACAATTCTTCATCCGCAAAGGCTGATAAAATATCTAATATTGCCCGGAAGTCCTCACGGATTTCATAGTCTATTCCATTAACAGAGAGAGAATATGGGAGGGACCACGCCGCACTCATTTTACAGGAAATGGATATTTACCAGGGCCAGCATTATACTGTTGTGTGTATTTCCCGGCTTTACTTTCCATTTCCGTAAAATTCTTACCGGTTTCTTGCTCTATGATTTTTTTAACACTTTCAAGTATTACCAGCGCCCACGGGTCTCCGTTTTCCATTGGAGTGAATGGGCTGGCGATTTTAAAGAAACCAGAAGTGTCCGCGTTAAATAGATAATCAAATTTATCCTGAAGAGACTTGGCGTATTTATTGATTATCTCTAATGACAGTTCATCTTTCTTTTTGCCATCAAGAGTTGCTTTTAACTCTATCCACATATCCTCGAACGCTCTATACACATTCTGCTGCCGCTCGAATATGTCAAGGTCGGTTGGAACAAATTTGAAAGTTGCCAGCACATCTCCATGCTGGTCCGTAAAATCGTAGTATTTAACTGGGCTTTCAATATTTATTGGAATATTAGGCATAATTTATCCTCCTTTACTCTGACAAAGAAGCTCCATCAGCCGTAAAAGTCATCGTTGTAGGGTTTACAGCGCCAAGAGTCCTATCACCTACATAGTGCACCGTATGCGTTGCAGAAACACCTTTCAGGCCTCCTGCAAAGTCTCCCAACTCAACAACACCCTCCTGCACCCATGCACGCATATTTCCGGTACTATCGGTTTTGTATCGCTTTACACAGAGATATTTCAATCTCAAATCTGACAGAGTTGCCCTTTCTTCCATGAGCGTATCTATCTTCTGAGCGTATTTACTTTCTCCAGATACATTGGTTGGGTCCACTGTCATGCTTTCTGCATAGCCGGTGATGTCATAGTTATTATTTCCAAGCACATCCTGGCTTTCTTCCGTCTCTGGATTCATCGAAATCGGCATATCTTCAACGCCTTTTCCAATAATTTCAAGTTTATCTTTTGTGATATTTGTGGTGCTTCCATCAGTTATCCAAAATACCATAAAGTCTTTTCTTTTTGCCTCTCCATCGGCATAAGTCCACGTTGCCACTGTCTTTCTCCTTTCAAATAAAAATATAGCGCCTCCATACAAGGCTCTGCGTCTTAGCGTCTGGCTCTACCATCTTTCAAAATCATATTTATATTCTATCGATACTGGAAGTATCCAATCCTGCACACCACTTTCCTGCGGTTCCAGGCCATAAGAGTTGTCACGGGTAACTTTGGTTATCTTTCTTCCTTGGGATAATGTGGGATAATTTGATAATCGTTCCTCACTCCCATCAATCACAACCGGCTCACGACACAGCCACTTTCCGAACGTATCAAGAAATTCCTGTATGCTCATTTTCTGACGCTCTTTTGTGGATGATGTACGGTATATAATATAGAAGGGATACTGGCAGGTCTGGCGCACTCCACCTAGTACATCCTCAGTCTCAGAAAAGATTAAGGCTCCATTATCTGCCGAAAATGCAATCCCACTATCCTCACCCAATTCTTCAAACTTAACGGTTTCATTTTCATACAAACCGGGAAATTGATTAAGCAAAGCCTTTACAGCAATTGTCAACACATCATATCCGCTTGCATCTTTTCCTATTGGTTTTCGTTCATCACCCACGTTTTCCACCTCCAGCCGTTTTCTTGGCTTGCTTTATCCATGATTTACCGTCTGCCTTTTTGGCCGCATCAAACCATTTAGCCTGTGCCTTAGGATGCGCTGTTTTGGTATACTGTAAATCCTCTTTTGCTTTGGTTTTTCCTCTATATTGGCTTACTAATACCTTTTTAGTACCCTTTGTAGCCCAGGTACTACCAGTAACAACGCTAACCATAGTTTTACCCTGATATAAAAAACGACCAGCAGGTCCATAGGCAGCATACACTTTTCCAATCCCTTGTATTGCAGCACTTGCGGCCCTGGTAACATCCACAAAATCGCCTGTAATCATAGGCATAAAAGGAACCATACTATTCATTACATTTCCGTCAAGCTCATATTGAGCATGCTGAAATTGTTTATCAAACCGGGATAATTTGAGCGTAATCTTTATCTCTCCATCAACAACGGAAAAGCCTTTAAAATGTGTTGTTTTGCTTGCCATATTATTTCCCCAATATCTCAAAGTGAGGAATCACAGAGTATGGACCTCCAACAGAGGATACCAAATATACGAAGTCATACCGATTATTCATATAAGCATAAAAACCGTCACGATAATCTTCATCGTTTACCGGGCCGTTATCCCATACCCCTTCCCAGAAAAAGCAATTATCCGATGCATCAAAGGTAATGGTATCGTCCAGCAAATCATTTACCTGTCTCATCCACTCCTTCGGAGGAAGCCACGGCAATTCTTTACCGTCAGCATCGCGGATTATCTGTTTACCATCCTGTAACTCGTATACTATGTGTAACTCTGCATTATCCGTGCTGTCTGGCCCATACTTTTTTAGTATTGCGCCTTTGTCGGTATTAAGGTCAACGCCTGATAATACATGTGGATACCAGATACCAACACCAGTTGTGGATGATTCATAGTAGTTAAATACTGTTACTGTATCATTGTACATATTAATCACCTATTAGCGTTTCTTTTTTCTTTGTTCGATTTTTGACGCTTCATCCAATATTCTAGACGAGTCAAATATGTGACGCTTTTCAATAATTTGAGAAGCATTAGATACTTTTAATAATACTTCTTTCAGCTGTTTACCTATTTCTTGCAAAGATTCAATTTCATTTTGATATTTTTTTTGAGCGCTGGGATACTTCTTTATCCTTTCATTAGCTAAATCAATATTTCTATTGATAGTATCAATAGCATTATTTCTGATTTGTTCGGCCCATTTAACTTGTTTTTCTGAACCTTTTAAAGTTGGCAGTCCTTTAAAAGATATTTTCTGGTTTTTGGAAGATAATCCACTCGTTCCACCTCTACCACCCATTGCATAATACCTCATTAAACCTTTCTGTAAACGCCCGCACCCTCACGATATTTCCCATGCACTCGTCTGGCACGGTGCCGTAGAAGATAATCGTTTCCGGGCTTAACCGCCGCACCATTTCCTCATAGCCCGACAGAAACAGCGCTTTCTTTTCCTTGCTGTTCATCACACCTACAGACGATACTGCCACAGTTCCGCCCTCTGGCTCTCCGTCAAAGCACCATGCAAAGCTATCCTGCGTACTCCATGAGATTGTGGGAATGACTTGTATTTCCGCTTCTTGCAGATATGCGCCTACCCAGTGCTTGCGGTAGTGATTGTATATCTGGATTGCTTTAGGAAAGTCTGTATAAGTGGAAAAATCCGGAGACATTACATAGCGGAATTTCTGCAACAATGGTATATATCGGTCAATGCCTCTCCATAGCCGATTGAATTGGTAATCATCCAAGAAAAAATGAATACCCTTTCCAACCGGTTCCTTGCAGGTCTTGGCGTAGTTGAATCCAATCCATTCACAGCGCCCCTCATAGGTCACTGGCTTTATCTGCGGTATGCCGTATTCTCCCACGCCGTCAAATATCCGGCGTTCCAGATTTTCATAATTACAGTGGTTTCGGTAATTGCTCATTTCTTTGCCTGCTTATATACCTGATTAACGCCTGTAGCCGCCAGTCCAGATACCATACCCACCGCCACAGCGTTGATATAGTCCGCCGCCGGGAAATCCGGCATGATGTTCATTCCAAGCGCACCCAGCATGCCGCCGCATACCGCCATGATAACGGGAATCCATTCATCCGGGATTTTCTGTGCAGCCTTACAGCCTAAGCCGATAACGTAGCAGATAGCCACGATAGCCATGCATGTTCCTAATGTTGTAATGTCCATTACTCTGTTACCTCTTCATAAGTTTTCATAAAAATATCTGGCTTACAGGGATACAGTTCTCCATTTACACCACGAATAACATAATCACCGACAGAAACATGGTGAACACCTTCAAGCGTAGAAATATACAGTTCTGGTCCGTCATAATACATCACCGGATTTTCTTTTTCAAATGAATTTGCTGCCCATTCTGGCACATAATATTTTCCGTCAGACCCTTTTAAGTCTCCATCATATTGAAATGCTTCGATTACAACCGGTTTTTTTCTGTATTTCATATAGTCCTTTCTAAAATTAGATTAAATCCAATTCTTTGAATGCTTTAAAAATCTTCGGTGACTGGATGGCAAACCAGTCAACCGTGGTTTCTTCAATCCCTATTGGTTTATGCTCAAAGTTTCCAGACAGCCCAGATTCTTCCATAAACGCATGTATAATCTCATGCCGGAGACAGGTTTTTTGATACTCTTTCAGATTTTCTTTTGCCCCGGTTCTGCCTTCGCTTTTCTTCATGTCATCCACAACTATTTCTTTTATGGATGAATCGCAATAGCCGTCAATTCCTTCTAAGTTTGGGTATTGACTTTCATCGCCGAACTTTATTTTCCATTCAG